CCTACGCTCGATACCTGCAAGCTCTGCGTAATCGTAACCTAGCTTGCCATCCTTACCGGTAAACACCAGCTTTACGAGCGTTCCTCTGTTGGTGTAGCTCTGGCGTAGGCTTCCCTTCACGCCTCCCCAAGCTGTGCGACCGTTGTGGAACATATTGTAATTGAAAGCTCTTAGAGCGCCAGAAGTGCTGTTTACACTTGATTCAACCTGATTTACTAAAGGATTCATGTCAGTGCGCATGTCTTTACGGAGAGCCTTCATCAGTTCGCCACTAGTACCGCTTCCTATGTTTTTTAGAAGCCTTGTTACTTCTGGGATTCCAGTTACTGATGTCATGACTCTCCTCCCCTATATTCTACCTAACAGTAAACCCTCTCCGGAGAGAGGGCTACTGCTGTGGTGGGTTCTTCGCTACAAGCCAGCGGTACATAGTCCAGAGCATGCGGTCATCTAGTTGCAACAGTTCTCTCGGTGAGATACCTGTCTCAACAGCTAACCCTGCAATAAACCAATGACTACTGGAATCACCGAGACCTTTTATTTTGGGTCTTTGTCCGAACCTCCAACAGACTCAATAGTCTCAAGCCACTTGTCAAAGTTGTCCTTTGTTCCGCCTGTCCTCTTCTCGGCATGCCAAGCGATAAACAGAAGGTGAGACAGTTTGCTATCAGGCCCACCAAGCTTGGCAGAACTGATATTGTACTTATCCTCAAAGGCAACCAAGTCGGCTGCGTTGCAGGTTACGTCTTTAGTTTTGTTGTTGTTGTAGGTAATTTGTAGGTTGATTCTCATTTGATTCCTTATGCTGTTGCGATTGTAATTCCGCCAGTGGTTGGGAAGGTATAGCTGGCAGTTGCCAAGTCACCGACTGATCCGCTCACGAATGTCACGGTGCTGACCAAAGCCTCAGCTGTGAATGATGGATTGTCAGAGCTTACGCCTGTTCCGTTTGGGGTAACTACGAAGGTTCCAATAGTTCCTACTAGGTCTTTTAGAACATCTGACACTGCGCCAGTTCCGTAGTCTTGGTGGATGTCAAAGCTCAGTGAGCCTGACTTTAGTCCGCCGATTACCTCAGTTGTTCCACCTGATCCGAAGTCTGTTACATCTACCTCGGCAGCGGTCTGAGTTAGCTCGGCTCTTGCAACTGCACTTGTAACATCGGTTCCGTTGATGCTAAGAGTTGCGTCTGTTACAACATACTTTGCCATTTAGTTTCTCCTATACATATACCTGAACACTGAATTCAGCGGCCAGATAGGTTTGGTCGTTCATTTGTAGCGAACCCACACTAGGCATGCTGTCAACAATTAGAGTCTGACAGTTCCCATTTAGGCTCTTATCCGATTCTATCGCACTCTTGACTGACCTAGCACCTGATGGTTCTGAGTACTCGTCAAGTCTGCGCTGTGCTTCTCTCTCGGCCGCTCTGCCCACAATCACCTGGATGGTAAAGACGAAGTTAGTCATACCGTTTATCATGGCGTTGTGATAGTCAATGCTCTGCAAATTAACAATAGCGATTGGTGGGCTTGCTTGGTCTGGTATCTCGGTAGATGTTCTAAGCCCTGAGATAGTTCCTAAGTTAGATGCTAGCCCTGCACGGATGCCGGATATGCTCATCCCATTCTCACCTTCATGAATGGATGGATAAGCTGTTGTACATCTGGGTCAATTCTTCCGACTCGGATTACGCCCAAGTCACCGATACCTGCAACACCCAGAGGGCTGTCGTTTCTCTTGTAGATTCGGGCAGCTAAGATTACTGTCGCCTGCACGATTGCGGTAGGCACTGACTCCCAGCCAAAGTCACCTCTTACCTGAACCAAAGCCTCACCATCGTCTAGTGGCCATAGGTGGTCATCTGTTGCTCTAATCTGTGTGGCTGGGTGTGGGATACCGCCAGAGAATCCGTTCAGTGGCTCCAGCTGGTAATCCTTTGGCTCCCAAGTTGTGTCAAATACACCGTCAGAGTTCTGCGCTGTCTTGATGTGGGTCAGGCTGTAAAGGTCATCAATCTCACAGACGAACTCATCTCTAGCTGCAAAGATGCGTGTCTGATCTTCCTGCTGGTAAAACACTCGCTCGCAGGCTTGGTCAATCTCGCGAGATGCTGATTCAACTGCAAGCTCTAGGAGACTGTTATCTACGCTGTCTGTAATTCTTAGGCTTGCCTTTACCTGCTCAAGTGTGCAGTAACCGTTTGTAATCGCCATCTAAACTCCTCGGTATTATTCTACTAGCTAAAGTAAACCTGCCAGAAGGGAACCCACTTCTCATGCCAGACCTTGTCCGCATCGAACTCTTTAGCAAACTCTAGGGAAGTCTGCGAGTGTCCTCGCTCTTGGTAAGCCTGCCGAAGTGCATCAAGAATAGAAGGTACTGAAGGGAGTTGCATCCATGCCGACTGTGCTTCATCCCAGAATGGCACTCCACTGACTAGCCATCCATCTTTGGCTACTAGGTCTTGAGTCGCTGCCCAGTTAGATCCAATAGCTCTAGTACCACAAGCTTGAGCCTCGATTGTAGGTACTCCAAAGCCCTCGCCATAGCTTGGGGCTAGTAATACATCAAAAGCTGTGTAAAGGGCTGCTAGGTGTTCCTGTGGGTATCCATAGCGTAACTGCATAGGGTCAGGGAAGATGACTCTGTCTTTAGGGATACCGACTGCCTGTATGAGGTTGCCTAGGTCAAACCCATTCATTATCTTGCTCGGTTCGCTGTGTATGTACAGCACTGAGTCTGGGTGTTCTTTCTGCAACATAGAAAATGCCATCAGGTTCTCTGCGAATGCCTTGCGGTGTAATATACCGTTGGACTTATTGGCGGCAACCATGCCGATTAGGAACTCGCTATCTTTGACACCCATGTAATCCCTTGTTGGTATTCCGTTGACTGTGTAAGTTGGCTTGTAGATCTTTGTATCTATTCCATGCGGAATGTAGTTAGAAGCTATGCCTGCCTCTGCCAGTTGCCTCTGTCCATGTGGTGACATGGTGATTGGTTCTACATTGTCTTGCTCTAAATACTTTTTTATTTTTGGCGGTAGCGTTACGTGGTCTAGTGGTGTCCAGCTGACAAGCGGTAAGTTCTTTAGGTTTGGGTTGTTGTATACCCAGACATCGTACAGCGTCATAACACAGTGCGGTAGGTTCTCTTTGCCTTTGCGGTGATCTGCATGGTGTGCTGGGATTACATCATCTGAATACGGTGCGAAGCCTCTAGGGTAGTGCGGTATCTTTTTGTTCCCTATTTGCAGTTCGCTTATCGTACCTTCTAAGCCGAAGTTAGAGAGTGCGGCTACCTTCATTCCATGCTTGAGCATTCTCTCCACCAAGTATTGTGCTTGTTGTCCATAGCCGGTGGGTGCGCCTGGTGTGTTTGAGGATAGTGATACTAATCCATTTATTTTTTCGTAGGTTGGCATAGAACTACCTTAGCAAAGACAAAGCCCCGAGCAACCTACAACTCGGGGCCTTGCCTGTTCTAGTGTCGGTTAGGCTGCGCCACCAACAAATAGCTTGATGTGGTCTGCAATGGTCAAGCCACCGTCAAACCTCATTAGGAAGCGGAATGCTACCTGGTCATTGCCGAACTTGAAGTCACGAGAAGTGTCAAGGCGTAGACCGCCTGCAATTCTGGTGTAGAAGCTTGGCCAGTGTCCGAAGGCTACTGATCCAGTTTCTGCTGCAATGTCTGGCATGTGTGGGTTCTCGATAATTGGGTAACCGAGAAGGGTGTCTGCATCTGCTGAACCGGTTGGGTTGTAGATGTAACGACCGTCATCATCCTTCAACTTTCGGATTGCGCCAACAGTTGCGGCGTTTGCCATCCATGCAACACCTGGCAGTCTGCGAGCTGCTGAGTCAAGGCTGTATGCCAAGTCAATCAGGTCGTCAGCGGTAAATGCACCGTCAACTCCAGTTCCACCAGTCACGCCTGTTGCGGCTGAGTTCATGAATCCAGTTGGCTGAACAGTTCCAGTTCCGTTGGTTAGAAGTGCATTTGCCTTGAAACCAAGTGAGTTACCAGCTGCTTCTGCAACGTGCTCAAGAATGTCGAATCCAGCATCGGTTACTAGCTCTTCGCTCAAGAGGGTGATTCCACCAATCTTGTAGCTGTCTAGTTCGATTGAGCTGTATGTTGGGTCTTCCTCATCCAGCTGTGCGCCTTCTGCTTCTGCGTTTGCAGTTGCGTAAGCGGTTAGTACTGGGTAGGTAACCTTCTCACCGGTCTGGGTGTTGAACACTCTAGAGACATCTAGCATTGGGCCAGTTGAACGAGCAATATTCATTACCTGGTCAAAGAAGGTCTGTGGCACTGTGTCGGTTGAGCTGCTTAGGGCACGAGCCTCGAAAACCTCTGATCCAGAGTTGATTGCAAGTGCGCGTAGTGTGTCAGCTTCTGACTTGGTTGCCTCTACGACCTCGAAGCCTTTGGCTGCTGCTTCAACCTCTAGCTTGCGCTCTTCTTGGCGCTTGAATACATTGATAGCCTCGTCAGCTTTGGCAATGTCTGCCTCTAGCTTGTCGATAGCTTCGCGTGTCTCAGCATCTAGACCGCCACGCTCTTCAGCCTCGTCAATTCTTGACTGAACCTCTGTAATAAGAGATGCGCGGAGTTCCTGCTGAGCTTTTAGAAACTCAGACATATTGTCTCTCCTTGTTGATTAGTTTGCGTTTAGCGGTGGTGTTGACACTCAACCTAGCCGGTGTTGACACTCAGACTTACTTCTATTGTATAGCAGGCATGACAAAGCCCTCCGAGCGGAAAGGGATAACACTCAGAGGGCTGTGCGCTAGGAGGGGTTAGCGCTCTTCGTCAGATGAAAGGACTCTTGTCTCTTTCTTGTCCACTGGCTTCTCTGCCTTTTGTGGAGCGTCTAGTCTAGCAATAGCCTCTGCCCAAGCATCAACATTTTCTGCGATTGCTCCAGACTCAGGGTTGCCAGACAGATCTAGTATGACCTTCTTTATTTCATCTTTGCTTGCCATGTTATGCCTTCTTCTTTAGGTATTCCAGTTTGGTCTTTTTCAAGTCTAGCCACGCCTGACCGTCAAAGTCCTCGCCCTGCTCTTCTGCTTGCTCAGGGCTAAGTGTGTCAATCACTTTGTTTAGCAGGCTTTTTTGCTCTGGGCTAATGGCTTCTCCGCCTTCAACCTTTAGCAGTGCGTCGGCTAGTTCATCAGCGTTGACATCAGCTCTCTCTGCCAGCTTGTCTAGTCCTCTGACCGTTGCAGTTCCAGCAGTTGCAGAATATGCAGGGAAGCTAACTAGGCTAACCTCAAACAGTCTGACTGACTCTAGTGTGCGCTCATTTCCTGAGCTGTTCCAGCTATCTTCCATTACCGAGAATCCGAAACTAAATGAGTCAATGTCACCACGCTTTACAAGGTAAGCTATGTCCCTCCCTAGATTTGTGTCGGGCAGTTCTGCTCTTACCCTTAGACCTTTGTCGTCTTCTCTAAGCTCTAGAGTTCCGGCTCTTGTTGATCCAAGCACCTGACTAGTGTCGTGATTCCAAAGTAGCTTGATGTCATTGCGAGCCTTGAGAGTCTGCGTAAATGCACCTCGCTCAATCATCTCGACAAAGCCACCTAAGTTCTCTGAACGAGAGTTGAACACAGCGGCGTAACCCTCTAGGGTCATTCCGTTTTCTGACCTAATCTCTAGGTCACTAACCATGACTCGTTGCTCGAATTTACTCAATGCCTTACCTCTTGCTCTGCCTTCGTTCTCTTCTTCAATTCTACTAACCACACCGTCAGCGTAATCCATAGCCCTTTGAGCCGAGCGCTTAGTTGTGCCACCGCCCCATAGAGCCATCGCAACGACACCAGGGCTAGGGTAGTTATCGCTATCGGGATTAGCATCAGGGCTATCAAGGTCGCCCATGTGCCTAGCAATCCAAGCCCTAATGCGTACCCACTTATCTGCGGTGACATTGCCCTCAGCCATTGCCCTCGCTTCCCTGACAGTGCGGTCAACCAGACCATCGCCAGATAATCCTTCTTCATGCCACTCCAGTCCACGCCTTGCGCTTGCTCTCATGTAGGCAGGAGGTGTTAGGTCAACATCTCTTGTTTCCATATCTTCGGCTGACCTAGTGCTTCTTGGGTGATCCTCTGGCAACAAGTCATTATCAGTTACATAGTTTTCATTTTCTGGCCTGCCATTGCGTAGCAGGTAGAGGTAGGCGTTGACTCTTGCCATTGCCCACTGTGCCCTAGATGTGCCCGGTCTGTGCGTTACAGAAAAAGCACCTGCGCCTCTGCGGTAAACTGCTGCAAGTTGGCCATAGGTTGTGCGTGTGTAGGCAGGCTTGTCTTCTTCTTCCATCTGCTCGTTGTGTTCAGATGCTTTGTTTCTTAGGGCTGTTTTAGTTCGCTCGCTAAGGGTGAT